TGGAACACTACCTGTTCATTGCCACAGGCTTTGCATTTAATTAACGTACCCATTGGGTCTACTTCAGTTCTTGGGTCTATCTTATACTTGCTCTTGTCCACCAGGTATTGCATCATAGTATGCAATACTGCTATGTGCGTTTCTAAAACCTTAACTCTTTCCACTAAAAAATCTAATTTATCTTCCATAATAATCTCTCCATTATTGCTTTAACTACTGTAGTCGTTACAGCGTTTCCTAAAGTTTTATATCGTTGAGTGTCTGATAACCCTTCAGTCCAACCATCAGGGAATCCTTGCAATCTCTCGCATTCAGTAGGTGTGAGTCTTCTGATTCTTAAACCATTACCTTCATCTACATATCTTGGCTCTTTGTAATCACGACTGTTAAGAGTAGGGCTATAGTCTTTATACTCTCGTATGCCTTCATTCCTATGTGAAGCATCCAGGATTCTGGGCTTATCCACAATTGTGTATTGCTCCATACTAGTTTCTAAAGTTTGGGCAATCTTTTTACCTACTCTCCCTCTTCTAGTCTTTGAATTGGGATAACTTAGGTTAACAGTATCACCAGTTTCAACAGTAGCTTCACCTTTTTTAGTGCCATCTTTAACTATTATCTTTGGCTTGTTCCCACTACCTTCAGTAGATTTTAATGACCTTGATATACCATCTGTTTCATACACATTTTGTTCAAAATGCCAACCATGTTCTGTTTTACCTTTAAGTGGGTTTTTTACTTTATACAACCCAGTCTTAGCACCGAGTCCACCACCTTCAGATCTTAATGTGGTAGCCAAGCCATCGCTATCATATATTCTGTTAGCTTGTGATTTAGCTTTGGTAATTTCATTCAACATAACACCATGAATATCTTGCCCAGTTAAGGTAAAGCTAGGGTCATCAGGTTCTTTAAACCTTCTACCATTTTGACGTTTCTTTTCTCTCTCTGGAGTAAGCACAGGTGTTGCGACTAATTGCCTTCTAGCTTTATGTAATGGCACAGCACCTTTATAATAACTAGAATCTAATGCGTACGAGATATCTTCCCCTGTGATGACAGAAGCTTCTCTGCCATTTCCTGTGATAGGAAATACTTTTCTGGGACTTCTGTTTCCAAGATATCCGATAATAAAGATCCTCTCTCTGTTTTGTGGGACTGAGTAATCTTTGCTGTTAAGTATCTGCCATTCAACTCCATACCCCAAATCGGAGAGAACCCTAAGAATTGTCTGGAAAGTTTCTCCCTTGTCGTGAGATAGTAAACCTTTAACGTTTTCAAGTACCAGATATCTGGGTCGTTTGACTGAGAGAATCCTTGCGATATCAAAAAAGAGTGTTCCTCTTGTTTCGTTGAATCCTTTCTGCTTCCCTGCCACGCTGAATGCTTGGCAAGGAAATCCTCCAACCAAGAGGTCAAAGTCTGGGAGTTGTTCTCCATCAATTGTAGTTGCGTTTCCATAATTTGTTGCTCCTGGAAAATGTTTTTCGTATACCTGTATGGCATACTTATCTATTTCACTATAACCTATAAACTCTATATCTTCAGATGCCATTTTTGCACCTAATTCAAAACCACCTATACCACTAAACATACTAAATGCTTTCATTTATATATCCTTCAACTGGTTTAGCCTTTTTGAACTCTATCTCTGTGACCTTAGTCTTTTTATCATAACGATAAACGACATAATCATTACTTGGCAACTTATTGTTTTTTGCCTTACGCTCTTTTTCTGTCATGTTATTTCCTTCCTACTGGATAGCCACATTCAAAACATTTATTATCTTCTGGATTAATGTCGGCTCCACACTTGCATTGAAGATTCATACCTACTCCTCTCTTTTTAATTATTAATATTGTCCATAATTGATGGATTCATTTTGCCTGATAATTGTATATACTCATCTAAGACTTCTTTTAAGTTAGTAAGAATTTCCTTTTGGCAATTTTGATTTTCGCCAGGATAACAGCAATCTGCATTGCATTCTAATCCATCGCCACCACAGACACACTCGCCACCTAACAAATCAACAACATCTTCAAACAGTTTTTTTGCATTATCTTTTATATCTTTTGACATATTACCTACTCCTCTGTATTTAACTCTTTTAATAGATCTTCTAATTCTGTTATAGTCATTTCAATTAATCCCTTTACACCATGTTCATAAAGATAATAATAATCATCTAAGAGTTCCTCTGTTGTTTGACCAGAGAATTTTTCTCTATGAACCTTTAATATTTTTTGAATCAATGATTTTCTCTCTTGGTATTGTTGGTTTGTTTCCATTGGCATTTTATTCTCCCTTCTTTGATGGATTAAAAGGTTCTGGCTCATAATCATAGTTTAGTTTGCTGTAGTCTATTGCTTTAACTAACCCTCGCTCTGAGTCTATAAAATGTATTAGTTCTCCTATAAACATTTCCATATCTTTATGTTCTAGATACCAATCTATTTTTTCTTGTTGCTTTAAATGTTTCCTAAGATTATTTAATATTTTTGTATCATCCTTAACCATTATTTTCTACCTTCCTGTATTGATGTACATCCTCAATATTAACTGTAATATCATAATCATTATTTTCTAAATCTTTTCTGGTATTCCCTGTAGCTTCAACAATCCAGACAAGTTCATGCTCTGATGGATTAGAATAATGATTGTCTAATCCTCTTTTAATAATGCCTTGCATATTATTATCAATACCATGTACTTCATAAATAACCTTACTACCGAGTTCTAACCATGATAAAGTGCTATACTCAGGTTCTTCGTAGTCTTCATTATACCAACAAATAATCCAACCTAATTCGTCAAGAAACTCTACAAAGAATTTATCCCAATTAGATTTTATTTCTTTAATGCTAGAATCTGTTAACTTAAACACCATAGTATCTGGACTATAATCTAAAACATTAGTACCCAGATAAACCATCTCTATATTGTCTAGAGTTATTGTACTTCTATCTAGAGTAATCTCTCCAGAAACCAATATCGGTTTATTTTTTGGTATAGACTCAGATATTTTCTCAAATGTACTTTCCATTTTATTCTACCTCCGACCATATCCACATATGACCCAAATTATATAAATCTTGTTTTTTAGTTTCTTGATATGATAATAAATATTCATGCCAAGCACATTTATATATACCATCGATAAAGTCTTTAGGGTCAAAATCACTTTGATCATAACCATCGCAATCAGTATGTGTGCTTGTGTAGTATTCTAATACTTGTAACAATACATCCTCTGTTACGATAGGATTAAGCCAACCATTCCAATATTTGTCATCAGGATTATAAAACCCCTCGAATATCTGGTCATCCTCTATTGCAAACTTGCAAGGAATTAAAGTGTTTGTACTTTCCATAAACTACTCCTATTCTCTTTTAATTACCTAAATTGGTAGACATTTGTTTCAAGACTAGCAACCTATGCTAGTCTACAATGTTTCGTGTCAGTAGGCATATGCTGACGCTCTTCAGTACCTTATTGTCGGTTCATTGCATAAGCAACCAGTTTTGCTTCAGTTATCCTAATAGAATTATCACTTAATCTTTCCAAAAGAATATTATTTTTTCGTGCCTTGCGTTTGTATCCTATGATTTTATAAGTATCATTGCCATGAGAAAATGTTTGATATAACCAATCAGGATTTAAATCATCAAAGTGTGCATAATTCCTAAAGTCTACAGCTTCTTGAGATTCGCCTTCCTCATTGGTAGTAGAGAATATCAACTTCATACTACCTTCCAATTCTCCATAACTACCTGAGCCACAATTGATATCAATCCCATATTTTTTCGCAGTGTCTACTAAAGCTTCATCAATATCCTTGCGTATATCTTTTAATAATTGTCGTGTAATTTTACCCATTTTTATTTCTCCTCTTTCTTTTTTTTAAATTTGCATATTGCATACTCTGCATTAAAATCGCATTGCACATACTCTGCTTTTATATTTTCAATAATACTCCCTTCTTGATTGCTCGGTTCCTAAATTAGGAACCGATACAATCTTTAAATTTTTAAATATTTCCTGTATTGCAAAGACAATTACAGCTAGTTTCTAAGTTATCTTTAGATTCACATATATGGTCTTCAATCATGTCGCCCATATTGCTTAGTATTTGCACTTGCAACATATAGTCGCCACCAACATTATCATACGCAACTTCTAAACATTCGTCACAATAATTCTTTTTCATTTTATACCCCTATTTTTTCTTTTTTGAATTGTCTACCATGTACTATTAATCCAAATTCTTTTACCCCATTTATTGGGTTAGTTTCGGTATAATCTATTGGTAAATATTCGTTGTCAATGTCTTGAATAGTTTTGTAAACTGTAACGTTATTTAAATCATATTGCTTGATCAATTTGTCCATAGTGCCACCATAACTAGCCGTCAATCGCATATTATCAGGAACCTTATCAATATTATTAACCCAATAAGGAATTGATTTTGTATAAGCATAAAAGAAAACATCAGAATATTTTTTTGCCATTTCAACCCATGCTAAAAAATAACGCTCGTTGAAAAAATCGCCTCCGGTATGAATTCTGACACAATCAACATTTATAGATACCGAATTTCTAAAGCCTTTATCCAATTCTAAAAACATTGCTTCAGTAGTTTTTAGATACATTAACTTGTCATAATTACGCCATAACTTATCCCTTAAAGCTTTTTTGTATGACTCGCCTGAACTTGCATAACATATAATTGTAGCATTCTTTCCATAGGTCATTTTGCCCGTATATCTATCGGCTTTAGCTTTGCAAGTGTTAGCGAATGGACAGGAATGCCCTGAAGGTAAATCAAAATAATAAACGTTGTCATATTCTACTATTTTGGATAGCTTTGCGTTGTTGGTTCCCTTGCTAAATTCTACAGCATTGTGAGAATCGCATTTTGCATACTCTGCACTATTTTTCATACTGTACCCCTCTTTTTGTTTGTACTCCGAAAGTTTTTATTAATAGGGGGGTGGAGTACCCCCCCTATCAATTGCATCAATGACAATAGGGTTATACCCTACTATCACTAGTGATAAAAAATCTATCGTTTCTTTCCTTTATGAACTCCACCATGCCATGAAAATCATGTTCGTTTTGTTCTGGATATCTTGTAAATTTTCTACCAACTATGTTTAATCTAGAATCAATAACATAAACCCCATTATCAAAGTTATCACAATCTAGGTTATCTAAGGTATCAATACCAACGCCTAGTTTGCCGTCAAAAGTATTGCAAATTATTTGTGTTAACCTTGCTTGAGAATAATCGCCATTGCCTACAATGCCATATTCCTTAGCAACGTGTAATAATGGCTCGATGCTATCCCTACCACCATTCCAATGTAAATAAATACCCATGTTAGTATTTTCAAATTCTATAACGGCTCTGTTACCCATTTTTACCCCTTGTATCTTACTTCTATATATCTTGTATTATTGGTTGTATCGACCATCAACCATACACCATAAGAAATTCTTATCCCTATCATATGAACCCCTTCCCTTTATATATTTAACCCTAATTCCTAAGACTGATAATTACTATCAACCTTAGAAGCAAGGGTTAAACCTTGCTTAATACTTTACTTGTCTTTTTCTACTTCAGCAATTGCCTTGTTTACTCTGTCGGCTAGTTTCTCAACCTTGCTATTAAACTTGTCTTCGGTCATATCGGCATAACATCGAGTGTCATATAATTTCAACTCTATGCTATCATGTTCTAGTAAGGTGGATTCACTATTAAAATTGATATAATCAATAGCACTAATATAGTTAAATTTACTATCATCGCCATAATTAGGATACGCCACAATTAAAGTAACTTTTTCAATTTTAAAATCTTTTGGGTTAATTATCATTTTATCTACCACACTTACATGATTTAATTGATAGTCTTTGACATCTTTCACAAGGTTCATGGGTGTTAAAGTCTAGAGTGTTGTTTTCTATTATGCTTTTTAGGTAGTCGGTTAAATAACTTTCGTCGCAGAATTCGCCAACTAGAAAAGCTTTATCCTCTTCAATTGAAGATTGAAACAAGCTCAATAATTCGCCTAATATGTACGAATGGTTAGTATTCAAAGTAGTTGATATGTCTAGCATTTCGTTTAACTCATTACTAACACAAGTTTCGAAGTCTTCTGAATAACCATCATAACCTAATACTTGATTTTGTATAAAATCTGATATCAACCCTTCAAGTGTACTAGTGCCATCAATTAAATCATCATCATCATAGTCATGATTAGATTCTAAAGTCCAAATCCTAAAGATATCCTCTTTAACAGATTCATTCTCAATAATCAATCTATCGAATGCCTTAACAGTCATTGTGTCGGCTTCGTCCCAATTAAACAAATGCTCTTCTATAAAATCTTTTATTTCATATTCCCCGATACTCATGTTATTACCCCTTACATGATATATATATAATGTATCTATTATAGTATTTAATCCTAAATATGTAAATAGTCCAGGTTTTGAACTTTAGATCTGCTTTTTTTAAGCCGCCATGCAAAGCCGCTCAACGCAGCAGAGCGCCGCCGACTCGACCAGGCGAATTTTGGATTTATACCTAAATAGCCAATATTAACAGTTTTTGAGAAATTTCGACGCTCGAGAATCAACAACACAGCGTTTTTATTGGGTCATGAGTACTATAACACTCAGAAAACAAAGGCACTATTAAGGCTATTGTCAATTTTGGGAACCCGTCAATAATTGGGGCAATTGTCTTTATTAAAAGCTTAACTCTTATAATTGGGTATAGAATATACTAATGACTATTAACCCCATTATAAAAAAGCATTTATGCTATTAACGCTATCAAATATCAACGGCAAACTATTAGAAGTTTCTTTTTAGTGCTAAACCATTGCCGACTAATAAAAAACGCTGTAGTAAATGAGCGTTTATAGTATAAAATCTTACCAGAATAAACAGTAATATTGACTAGTAAATAATCTATAATTTTTAGGGAATCTTAAGAATAAATTCCTAAATCCTCTTGTCCAAAAAAAAAAATTTCCTTCAAGAGTTGTTAATGCTTTAGCGTTAACAAGGGAGGATTAAGGGGGTAGGGCTTACGAAGTTTCTGGGGTATCAAGCAGATACGCATGACAATTTAATTTTCGCTAAAAGGGCTTTCGCCCTGGCAAAAAATACAGAGTTACATTAGGGGTTACAATGTAAGTTACGTGTAACTTTTATGTAACTTTGGGTATAAGTTACAATGTAACCTAGTGTAACTTACGTGTAATTTGAACAATACGTATGTAATTAACACGTACGTAGTTTTAATTAATATATATTAACTTACAATTACATTTCTTTTAGAGAAATAAGTAATTGTAAGTTATATTAATATATATAATTATAATATATATATAATTAAAAGAAAGAAAATATATAAAAGAAAGAAAAGTTTTTTGGTTATAGGTATGTAACTGATGTAAGTTACGTAGTAAGTTTTGCTTTTTTTTTAAAAATAGTGTATTTTAGAAACAATTTTAGTTTTTTGTTAAAGGGAGACATCATTTATGGCTGAAGGTCATGGCAGAAGAGGCGAGGCAGGAAAAGAGTTAAAAGCTGCGAACAAGGCAAAGCTAATTAAAGCTGTTGAAGAGTTCGGTGGAAACATGAAAGCGATCAAGGCTGCTGGAATATCTGCAAGGACATACAGGTTATGGATGAAAGATGACCCTGATTTTAAAGAAGATTTAGAACGAGCTAGAATAGCTTTTGGTGAAGGAATGTTAGAGGAAGCCATTGACAGGATAAAGAATCCTGACAAAGGCAAGGGTAGTGATGTATTGTTGATAGCGATATTAAATGCATACATGAGCCATGTATTTAAACCAACAACTGTTGTTGGTGAAGATACAGCGAAAGAATTAATTACTGAATGGCGTAAGGCTGCAAGAGCAGATGTAAAGAACAAGGTTGAAAATCCTTTGCCAGAGAAAATAGAAGATACTCTTGATGATATATTAAACAAAAAGCAGTAATGACCACAGAAACAAAACAACCCAACATTAGGGATATTGTTTTCAACCACATTGGTTTTAAACCAACGAGGGAACAGCAGGTTATTATTGATTCACCTTACAGATTTAACTTAGTAGCTGGTGGTGAGCAGGCAGGTAAAAGCATGATAGCTAGTAAGTACCTGCTCTACCAATATTTTTTACATGACGAAGACCAGTATGGGCCAGCTCTTTATTGGCTGGTTGCAGCAGATTATGAGCGTACTAGGGCAGAATTCGAATATTTAAGGGATAACTTTACGGAACTCGGATTATTAGCCGAATGTTCTAAAAGGGTAGACCCAGGGCATATGATAATGAAAGATGGTACAAGGATAGAGACCAAGTCGGCCAAAGACCATAGAACCCTAGCAATGAAAGCACCGAATGGTATTTTAGGGTGCGAAGCATCACAGCTAGATTTAGATACTTTCCACAGATTAATGGGAAGATGTGCACCGAAGAAGGGATGGTTATTCCTTTCAGGTACATTTGAAGGCTCTCTTGGTTGGTATCCACAAATGTTTACCACATGGGCTGGTGGTTCGGATAAAGAAGCCAGAGCATACTCCCTACCCAGCTGGACTAATATTAATTTGTACCCAGAAGGTAGAGATGACCCAGAAATAAAACGACTGGAAGCATTATCCAGTGATGATTTCTTTATGGAACGTATCGCTGGTAAGCCAAGTCCTCCTAGGGGATTGGTATTTCCAGAGTTCCGACCTGATATTCATGTCAAAGATGTCGAGTATCAGAAGGGAGAACCAGTACATATATGGATGGATCCTGGTTACGCAGGAGCATACGCATTAATTGCAGTGCAGATTGTGAACGAACAGATACAAATTATTGACGAAATCTACGAACAAGCGTTAATTACTGACGAAATCATTGATATTGCTACTTCAAAACCATGGTGGGGTGATGTACAATTCGGCGTGATTGACGTTGCAGGTAACCAACATCAGGCTATGGCAGCACCTGCAGAGCTGTGGTTAGACAAAGCTGGACTATATTTATCCAGTCAGAAGATAAAAATTAACGAAGGCACTGAACGATTGAAGTCCTGGCTTAAGATTGACCCTGCTACCCATGAAGCAAGAGTAGTTATACATCCAAAATGCCAAGGAATATTGTCAGAGTTTGGAGCTTCGCCTAATCCATTTGACGGACAGACTAAAGCGTACAGGTGGAAGACCGACAGAGAAGGCAACATAGTTGGCGAAGTGCCAGAAGACAAGTATAATCATAGTGTTAAGGCATTAATTTATGGACTTGTCGATAGATTTGGATATGGATTTGTTCAGAACCAAGGCACAATTCGTGTAAAAAGGTGGGCATAAATGGTACGAAGAAAACCAGAAGATATAGTGAGATTAGTGGATAGTCACTATACAGCAACAGAACCACTAAGACAAAGAATGCAAGATGACCATTCTTTATACAGATTAGACCCATATGATGCTGGTGAAGGATACCAGTCATATACATCTAATGAACCACATAACTATGCACAAAAAATTATTGGTTGGATTACTGGTGCAGAAATGACTGTACGTATACCACATGACCAGGCTGACCCAGACTTACGTGAAAAAAATGACATGAAAGAACGGTTTATGATTGGCGTTTTAAAATCAGCCGATGAAAGATTATGCCGAATGATGATGCCATCTATCCGAGACCAACTAGCTTGGTACGCTTCACTGCGTGGCTGGTATGCTGGCAGAGCAATTCTTGCAAAAAATAAAGATGGAAGTACTCATGTAGATATAACTCCCTGGGATCCAATGCACACATACTGGAGTGTTGGAGCCGATGGACTTGAATGGGCTTGCCATAAAGTACCAAAAACCAGAGACCAAATACTTGCACAATATGGTATAGAAATAGACTTTGCTGGGAACTATAGTGCAGAAGGTATTGATGTTTATGATTTTTACGACAAAGAAATGAACACTATTATTATTCACTCTGGAGATGCAGAAAGTGCAAACATCAGAGTAGTAAAGAAACAAACAAAACATGGAGCTGACCAGGTTCCTGTTTTCTTAGGTCCGATAGGTTCCAACCCTTACATCGTGGCTATGACTCACACCAATATGGATGATACTATAGCTGATGTAGGGGAAGGTATTTTTACTGCGACTAGAGATTTATACGACAAGCATAATCTTATGATGTCAACAATGTTAGAATTAACAGCCAGATCAAGACGACAAGGATTAATCGTCAGGTCTCGTGATGGTTCTAAAACCCTTGATGAAGACCCATACTTGGAAGGTTCAGAGATTGCATTATCTCAAAATGAGAATGTTGAACCATTAGGATTACTAGAAGTTGCAAAAGAAACTGGAGCCTTTATGTCTTTGGTTTCTGGGGAAATGCAACGTGGTGGAATACCTTACTCAGTATACGGAGATGTACAATTTCAGCTATCAGGATTTGCTATTAATACGTTAAGGCAAGGTGTTGAGACGGTAGTTAGTAAATATTTAAAGGGTGTAGAAAAAGCATACGAAATGATATTTAATCTAATATCTGACCAGTATGCAAATGGTGCATTTGAATCATTAGAACTATCAGGTATGGACAGAAACAGAACATATTTTACAGAAACCATAGAACCAGAAATGCTAAAAGGCACTGGTTCTCCAATCGTAAATCTTGTCGGACAACTCCCACAAGACGACATGACCAGATACTCAATGGCACAGATTGCAAGGGAAGGGCCAACGCCACTCTTGTCAGATCGAGCGATTAGAGATAGAATCTTAGCCATACAGGATGCAGACCAAATGGACGACTCCATTAAGGAACAGATGGCCGAGACGATGTTGCCTGAAGCAGCACTATGGACATTACTCCGTGCGGCAGAGCGACAAGGCAGAGAAGACTTAGTTAATTTTTATGTGGGAGAATTATCGAACGTATTAATGCAGAAAAGGCAGGCTGCTCAAATGATGCAACAACAAGCCGCTCAGCAACAAATGATGCAAGAGCAACAAATGGCTGCACCACAAGGACCACCACCTCAACAAGGCGAAGGTGGCCCACCAACCGCAGACCCAAGAGTTATGCCTAACGCTATGATGGGGGTTCCACCTCCAGCACCAACACCACAAGCAGGTCCAAATGTTCCTCCAGGAACTCCAAGACCTGGGGCACAAGGAGGAATGTAAATGTCAATGTACGGGCCATTAGGCGGAGTAGGTTTTAATTTGCCAGGAGGATTACCTTCTGACGACAATCCAATAAATAATAGAAGAACAAGGCGTGGCGGTGCTGGAAGTTCTATGGGAAATATTTCAGATATTCCCACTGCTTTTTCAAACGTTACAAACCAAACACTACAATATGATTTTGGAGAATTTGATGAAGGAGATGGGGATTTCTATATGGAGATTGACATAGATGCATCTTTGGACGATTTTATGGTAGAAAAAGCGGCTTACCAGATTCAAATGGCTGGCTCGATAGACCCAGTTACATTAATTGGTGTGTCAAGAATAGATACCGATTGGGGAATGGGTTTAACTGTAGATCAAATATTGCAAGTTGTTGAAGAATATCCAGGCATAGCTGCAGGATTTGATATGAATTCAAACACAGATGATCTTGAAGGTGCTGACGTTTTGTACTTTGACCGCGGGTTTGGAGATAGTTATAACCAAATAGAAACAAAATTAACTCAATCCGATTTAACTACAAATGATGTTATTAAGTCTTCACAATTTGAAAACTTAACAGATATGGTATTTGATGGTTCTTTAATAACTGAAGGTGATAGTTTAGAGTCAAGTATTGTTGACAATAGTATTATTGCTATAGCAAATGAAAAAGCAGCAGCAGCTCTTGCAGATCAAGCTGCTACACAAGAAGCAACCACAGGCACGGTTAGTG